GGTAGTCAAGAACCGGCCAACTTCCGGCGTCATCACCATGGTGCCCCCGTCGTACTCCACCTTACTGTCGTGCAACAGTGCCTCGTACCCAACAAAGCGCAGGTAAGTGTCCCCCAACAGTGGCTTCCACACCAATTTGGGCGACCATCCCCATCGACGAAAGAATGCCTCCACGGGGCAAGCCTCGCCTTCCTCGGCCCAGATCTTCTCCTCGAAACGCGCTGCGGTGTCGTCGCCCTCAAATGCTAGGCATGCTAGGTAGTTGTGACGCACCTCCTTCCCTTTTACGACCTTCGTCTCTTTGTCTCGGGCAGACGCATAGAACATCCTCCTCCCGCGGAAACGAATGAGCGAGTCGATCGCAGCGTCCACATGGTCGGGGTCGACCAAGTAGGAAAACCACGCCACAAGGTTCTGCAAGAAATTGCCAGAACTGGTGACGCGGTCGCCGCTCTCCCTCATCGTTTGCGCGATCTTCAGCTTGTATGTCTTGCGCTCGCCTGTGGCGTCGCGGAAGGCCATCTTCCACGTCGCGCACTTGTCTCGGTCGTCTACGACGCGTTCGAACAACAGCTCGCTGATGTCCTCGACGCCGATGAGGCGGGCAATGTGGAGAAACAGTTCTTGCTCTATCTGCTTCAAGTGCTTCGAGATCCCGAACTCGAACGCAGTTAAATCGTTCTCCACAAATCGCGCACCCGCCCGCATATCGGACATGTTCGCCATGATAGCCTCAATGCATTCTCTCTTGCACCGTCCCTTGATGGACGCGTCGCGAAACACGTCAAACAAAACGTGCTCGAATGCGTAGGCGACCTTCGCCAGTGCACACAAGCGCGTCTCGCCGTGGTTGGCAATGGCTCTAGGCTTGTCCTTTGCTGACACATCGCTCTTAACGAAGGCTTTGACAACCGTGTCATAGCCGACGCCCTCTTCGGTAAGCGCTGCGTTCATTGCGTCCTGCTCGGCCTGCATAGCCGCATCGTGCGTCAGCTTTTTGGGTAGTGCTGACTTGCGGACGTTCTCGAAGTCCCTAATGGCCTTCCTCAGGTTCGTTGCATTGAATACTTTGCCCTTCATGGCATCTATGAACCTGTCTCGAGCTAGAGCTTCGGACACCAGGGGGTTGTGTACCCCGATGCCTACGTTGCGCTTGTCGTGCGCCTGTTGAAGATTCTCTGGGTTGTTGGAGTGTAAGTAATTCGGTTTCGTTGTGAGCAGTGGGAATCGTGCGGACGCTGTCCGTCCACCGCTCGCAGCCCCACCCTCCAAACCTGGTGGTTCTGCTAATTCGGGGCGACTCCCCGGCGCAGCCGTGGTGGTGCTGTACAACAACCCGCCTTCCGCATAAGCGCGCTGCTGCTCTTCCACGACCGTTGCTGC